GTTTTATATAAACCATTTAACGCATCTTGACCATGACCTTCAATATTAGTCCAAAGGTTAGTCATTTCTTCTCTAGCTTTTCTTGAAAGCTCAGAGTTTTCGTTTATTTTTTTATTAACTTCTTCGTAATGTTTTTCTAATATTTGTAATGCTTCACCGCCTTGTAACATTGCAATAAAATCTTGTTCTGTAAATCCAAGACCTTGTGCAATAGTTTGAGCTTCTGCGACACCTTTTACTTCTGAGAATTTTTTAATTGCATTAGCTAATTTTTGAATATTAACAGTGTGTTTTTCAACATCAACGCCAGTATCGCCAGCAACATTACCCAAAGGACCTAAAAAGCTAAATAAACCTACATCGCCAGTAATAGGAATCCCTGCTAATCTTGATTGAATATTTTTAATTGAATCAATAAATGTTTCTGTTTTGCCACCAGCAGCTTCAACGGCATTACCCCATGATTGCAATTCTTGTGCTGATTTGCCAGTAATTTTGGAACTGTTATAGAGTTCCATATTTGTATTTTGTAATTTACTTGCAAAGTTTACAATTGCGCCAACGCTTAAAGCAGCAGTACCAAAAGACACCATTGCATCTTTTGCTTTTTCAAAACCTTCTGTGGTCTGTTTAGTGCCTTTTTGAAGATTGTCGTTGGTTTTTTTAGCTTGCTCGTCAGTTTTTCGTAGGCTTTCTACAGCCTTTTTCTGAGCGTCATTAAATTTAGAGGTGTCAAGTCCCAGCTCAATTAATAAACTATCAATAACTGTAGCCAAGATTTACTCCTTAATTTTTTATCTGATTTATTATATAAGCGTTATGTCTATCCACTGCATTTACTTCAAGTAATATCCACATATCTTCTACAGAATAAACGGTATCTAATTCATGTAAAGTTGCAAGCCTAGATGATATTACTGCTGCTATCGCTTGCGTTGTGGCTTGATACTCAATGAGCTTTCTTGTGGATTGACTTGCGGACTTGATTCCGAAGTCGATTGCTTTTCTTCTAAAAAAAAATCCATGTGTAGTTCCCATATTGATTTTCTTAATTGCAATCTAGTAGCTACTTCTTCAATATCTTCTTCAATTAAATTACGTTTAACATTAGTAGATGGCATGATTTGTACACAAGTCATCATCTCATCTAATAACGGTTTTGCAGATTCAAAAGGAATTTTAAGCAAGTTCATGTAGCCGATTGTCATTAAACCTGCCATGCCTTGCATAGCTAAACCTTCGGGTATCTCGATACCAGCATTGCCGATAGCGAGAATAACCCGAAAAGCCCAGTTTTCAGCTTTAGAAGCCGACATCTCTGTGATTAAAAATTGTTTACCAGTATCTCTACCAGTATTCGCAATAAATGTCGTTTCTTTTCTAGCCATAAGTTATTAGAACCCTGATTGTGAACCTACAATAGTTTGCCAAGTAATTTCATATACAACAGGTTGCAATGTTTTCTTAACAGCAGGAAAAGGAGTTGCCATTGTTAAGTAGCCATTATATAGCTGATAAGCCATGCCTGTTGATGGTAAAATAATTGTACCATTAGCTGTAAGAACGTCAACAATTGAATCTTGAGTTGAACGCCATGCGTCAAAAATTTCAACGCTAGGACTATCAGCTTGAAGATGAATTGTCATTTTGTATGGAATCCATACTTTACCGCCTGAAAGATTGCCGTCAACACCCATAAGTGTTTCAGATTGTTGAACTGCTTCGCTTTCAAAAGCATCATCTACTGCATATCCTTGAATACTAACTGGTGCGCCATATAGCCCACCAACTGAAAGAGTTAATTGTGAATTTGCTGAGGTTATTGTTGCCATGATTTATTCCTTATTGAATAGCGATAGAAGCAAGAGTAATTTGTTGTACGCTTTCACCATCTTGGTAGTATAAAGTGATTGGAGGTGATTGACGAGCAGCACGAATTTCAGCCGTTGCTGGTGCAATTTGCAATACATAACCTTGTGAAGCAATAACTGGAGCAGCGTCATAACCTAAAGCATATTGAACTTCAGCAGCTTGAGCAGCAGAAAGTTGGATGCCTTTACGAATTGCACCGAAATTAATCGCAGCGTTAATTGGGTCTAAACAAGCAGCATTGATTAATGAGTAGCCTTGAGTGTTGTAAGGAATAGAGCCAACTTGTTGTAGCAATGTCACCAAAGCCAATTGCAATTGAGCGTTAAGCCAAATTTGATTCAAATATGTATCAGCCCATAACCATTTGCCTGAAACAGAGCCTGGAGTAAACCAGTTAGCGTTATTAGCTGGATTGTTAGAACCGTAAGCACCGTAAGCATTGTAACCATTAGCAACAACAGCAGCATAGTTAGAAGCAGTTGATACTGAAGGAACCAAGCCTGATTGTTCTTTAAAGTCTAATGTTGCACGACCATTTAAACGAGTGAAATCTAAAGATGCAGCGAAACTTGAAGCAAAAGCAGCGTGTGTATTGTTGCCGTAAATAGGCAATGTACCAACGATTTGATTTGTTTGTAACCAATCACCAAATGTATTTGTAGCTGCTGCGTTAAGAATATTAACATCAGAATCTTGACAGATAAATAGGTAACGTGGAGCAACTGAGTTAGACCAAGTAGCAAATGCCTCTTTTTCTGCAATAGTTGCAAGTTCCCAAGTTGTAAAGAATGTAGCCCAGTTTTGGTTTTGATTAATAATGCTTGTCATGTATGTTGCTGGAACAGCAGCAGCTTGACCTTGTGAAAGAACAGCACCAGTAGCTTGAGTTAATGCCAATCCAGTTGCCAAAGCACCAGTTGTAGCATAAGTAATAGTTTGAGTAGCACCAGTTGTATTTGTAGTAAATATAAATGCGTTATGTTGAGAATCAAAAGTTACTGTAAAGTTAGGTGAAGTAAATGCACCTTGAATAATTGTAGCTGCATTGCTAAAACTTGTAGCACTTGCAAGATTGATAGTGCCTGAAGTTTCAGTAACGCCAGCTACAGTCAATGATAATGTGCCTGTACCTAATGCTTGCAATTGACCTAAAGTTAAAGAAGCCAATGAACCACCACGCAACCAACCAGCAGTTGCCACTTCAGGATAATTAGCAATTAATAGTGAGCCTGGTAATTTTGTACCAATGCTATAACCATTAAAATAAATGCTTGCCAATGTTGCTTCTATTGAATTAGCACCGAAATATGTTTGAACATCAGCAGCACTTGCAAAATTTAAAATAGTTCCAGCAGGAGCGTAAGCATTTTGTGTGAGCATCAAACCGTTTAAATCAACAGCGATACCACCAGCAGATAGCACGGATGGGACTACATTTACTACTTGTGAAAAAGGAATGGTACTCATTAAATTACTCCTATGGTTTAAAAGTTTGGTCAATCGGAGCCAAATCGACAATAGCTTCTAACATTGACTGCTGTGAAGTAGTCAATATTGGATTGTATTGTAAACTAGCTGTAATTTTCCAGCGTTGTTCGTATTGTTCCTCGCCATCAATCAGAGGAATTTGAACAGGGTTATCTGCGTACAAAGGTTGAATATTCGCAGGAAATAAATCCGTTGCATATTCATCACGAAATAAAGCCTGAGTTTCAAAAGCCCAAACTTGTGAGTCAGGACCATAAAAATCAAGCTGCATTGCGTAATTTGTAGGCGTTAAGATGAATTTTTGTTGTAAGGTTGAACTGTATGTATCAACGTTGAATGAAATTCTATCCATCCCAACGTTATTCATTGCAATAAAACCGCCTTTTGGCATTGCTACCAAATTCTCTTGTGCTTGTATTATTTCCACTCCAGCAGGAATGAAAGTCTTAAAAAATGTCACCAAAGCCGTAAATACATCTTGGTCAATGATGTCAATCGTTACACTCATTCTTCAGTCCATTCTATTGAAATATAAATATTAGTTCCGCTAGGAACTGTATCGCCATTTAAACTAAAGCAGAATGATTGATTAACTCCACGCAAAATGATTGGTTGTGTGTTTCTAATTCCAAAATCTTCAATCCACGGGAATACAGGAATACCAGTATTAGTAGCATTAGCCAAAGCGTAATGGTCACCAAACATAAAAGTTTCAGTTCCTAATGTGGCAGGATTAGCTGAATAAGCCCTAACAACTGCCGTTGGTGCTGGATTGGTTGTGTCATAAGGAACACCCGTTAATACTGTAGAAGTGCCACCTGTATTAGCTGTAGTCCTAAAAAAACAATAAAAGTCAATTACACCAGCAGAACTAGAATTGTCCGCAGTCACTTGTAATCTTGTAATTTTGATTGTTTTAGTTGCTGAACCTGTAATAGTAAATACATCAGTTGCAGGTGAAGCTGGTGTAATATCATAAACACCTGCTCGGTATGTTGGAATATTGACTAAAGGATTACCAAACTGGTCAATTGATACTGCTGCATCGGCAGCTAATCCAGGTGTTCCATTGTTTACATTAATTTGCATAATTTATTCCTGTTGTAAAGTTACGATGACATGGCACCAGTCTGACCACGTTTCTACTACTTTTGTAATCAGCCAGTTTCTATTACATCCGCCAGAGATTTCAGGAAATACCAATATATCACCGCCAATGTTATCGGCTCTTACAACGCCAGCAGCGTTGTCATAGAGGTAAACTGAACGCATCACGCCTGTGATATTTAATCCGTCTGTGTGTTGTAAATTAGTTGTATCTAAGGCTTGAACTTGTGCTTTAACGGTCAGTATTAAATTAGTAGGCGTTCTTTTACCTGCTGCATTAGTTGTATATCCAGTAGACTGAATCCAATTGATTTGAATATTTGGATTAGTTATCTGAGTATATTTATTAACAAGACCACGCAAATTCATTTTTATTCCTTATTGAAGTCTGAACCAGCTTTGTTGACTGCATTTGAAACAGAGGCAAGCATCAGTCCCGTTTCAATCAATGGTTTAGATGAACCTTTACGCTTAATAGTGATAGGCGATAAAGGAGGGCTGTAAATACTTGAGATTTTTGTTTGAATATCGGCAGCAGCTACTCTACCAACCAAGTCTAGTACGTCAAAAGCCGTCATTTTATCTTCTACGACCTTTGGTATTGATTTAGCAATTATTTTAGTCCACTGCTCTTTTTGTTCGGCTACAGTTGGTCTAATAAATGGTCTTGGAGGAATTTTCTTTGCTGGTGCGCCAAATTCCTGAATTGCAGCTACTTGAGCTACTGGAGTTCCATCTTCATAATTAATTCCTGAAGGAAGTCCTACTTGTGCGACTAGACCATTAAATTCTTCAGGAACTCTGTCTAGTGTTGCCTTAATCTTATCAAGATTAAGAGATTTCATTATCCGAAATATCCGCCAGCTCTACGGAAACCTAGATTTTCGTTACTACCACCTACGAACAATCCTACGTTAGCGACCACTCTCAATAATGCTCGTAATTGATTTCCGTAAGGTGTAGTAGCCAACCACCAACCAAAAGCTGTTTTAACAGGAGGAGGCACCATAGATACATTAACTGTACCTTCACTGGTTCCCTGAACTACTACTGTTGGAATACCAGCATTAATCATTGTGAATGATTGCGCCAAGTGAGCGCACATCAAATCTAAAGCAAGTTGTAATTGCTTGGTATTAAAGTCCCAAGCTGTATTGTTATTTAAGTTAATGTAAGCTGTTCCCATAGTCCACCAGCTACTTAACTGAGCTTCAGGAAAGTCAGTTGTATTTTCAAACGCAGGAAATTCAAGCCTGAAGTTTGTATCGTTATAGCTAGGGACTAGAGAGGTCATCTTAGTTTACTTTCGGTTCATCTTCTTCTTTGAAATCTGAAGCAGTCAATGGTGCAGACTTATCTTTCAGATTCATGTCAGGAACGACTTTTTCTACAACTGTTGGCTTCTTGCTTACGCTTAAAAAACCATCTTTTTCATGTTGTAAAAATACTGGATTCTTTTTCAAAGCCTCATATTCAGCTTCGTCAATTTCTGTAGCTACACCAATTGGTGTAATCAAACGGTCATTAGCAACGCCTGTACCGCCTTTAATCATTACGCCTTTATCTTTAATAGGCATATCGTTACCGCCCTGCAACCAGTTTTGGTACAGTTGGTCATTTGCCAACGTAGAAAATACTTGGACTTTCGCCATTTGGAACTCCTTAATAGAAATAGATGGGCGGATTTCTCCCCCCATCTATATTACATCAATAAAAAGAAAGAGGCTATAAGCCCCTCTCTTTTATTTTTAGATACCGCTATAACGAACTACAGCGTATGGACGTTTCAACATAACACCAGCAGTAGCGTTTGAGTAGTCCTCAACGTATGCTTTAGCTTGTTTTTCAACGCCAAGTGCTTGGAACTTAGCTGGAACAACTTGTACCCAAGTACGGCTGTCATCAGAAGCACCATCTTCAACTGATTCTGCGTAGAGGTAGAATACGTTAGCACCACCGTTAGCATAGTTCAATTGAGGAGCTGAGATAACACGCAATTTAGCGTAAGTCTTGTTCAACCAGTCACGAACTGAAATACCAAAGTCAGATGTAACTGACAAGTATTGGTAAGCATCAGTTGGTAAAGCCAATGTCAATTCTGCATCTTCAGGATTGATAGTATCTTGTGATTGAGTTTGCAATTGAGCAGCAGCAACACGAATGTCAGCTACGATTTGCAAGAATGACTTGTTAGCCCACAATGTTGAAGAACCTGTACCAGTTGCAGCTACAGTAACGTAAGCTGGTAATGCAGGGTCATTCAAGAAACCGTAAGTTAAGTTGTTACCACCGTTGTAACCATTGAAACCAACCAAGTTACGTTGAATTTCCAATGACAAAGCAGCAGAAGCACGTTTTTCAGCAGAAGTGCTTACACGAATACGAGCAGCACGAGCTTCTTCTAAAGAACCTACTTTGATACCTTTTTCAAAACGGATAACAGTTCTACGAACAAAGTTAGTGTTCCATGAAGCTAGTGGAACGTTTGTGTAGTCACCGTATGGTAAAGCGTTACCAATTGGTTCCAAGATACCTTGTACGATTTCTTCATCTTCCCATGAACCAGTTGTAGTAATACCAACCAAATCGTCAATTTTACGAGCAGCAGTAATTACTTTAACAAAACCAGGCAACCAGTTTTGCAAGAATTGAACTGGAGTGGTCATAGATGGTGAAGTAACATCAGCTTGATTGCCACTATCCATCGCCCAGTTAGCCATTGTTTTAACTTGCTTGTCGGTAAAGTTAATACCAATATCGCTTAAGTCAGCAAAGTTAGCTACGTCTTTTTCATCCATTGCTAACGCACGAACTTGGCGTGGTGCAATGTAACTACGTTCTTGTGATTTCATCATTTATTCCTTAGTCAGTAATACGGATAGCTGTTAAGCCAGTTGCAGATTGTGGATAGTTCCATACTACTGCATTAGGGATAAGAGCATTGCCAGTTGTTGCAGAAGAACCTGGAGCTACAGTTGATAAAACACCAGTTGTAGTATTGTATTGAACCAAGTCACCGATATTGCAAGCACCAACGATAGTAACAACGATAGTACCCATTGTTAAGAACTCACCTTGTGAGTAAGCTGGCAAGAACAATGTAGGGTCTAGTGGATTACCACCAACAGCACCGTAAGATGCGTAAACTTTTGGGTTTACCAAAATACCAGCAAATACTGAAGTACCTGAAACAACTGTACCGCCTTGAGTAGCTACGTTAGTAGTATTTGATTTAGTAAATGCTAAACCGATAGTACCACCGTTGCTGTCAAGAGCTAGTGAATCTACTCGTTGTGGACCATCAACAATCAACTCGCCAGGAATACCAAAACCGAGATTGACATTGACTGTGGATTGGAAATTCGCAGTAGTCATGATTATTTACCTTCTAAGAAACGTTTAACGAAATTGTTTTTGCGAGTAGTATGAGAATCCATAGCTACAGCAGTTGATACACCTTTGCCTTGTAAGAAAGCATTTAAGAATGTAACACGACCAGTCTTAGGTGCTTCTACACCAAGTTTTTTCAAGCCATATTTAGCCATTTTGTCCAAATCCATTTCTGAATGGTCAAACGCACCGATATGTTTTGAAAGTTTGTCATAGAGTTTAGATTTTTCAGCAATCTTACGCTCTACTTGAGCAGCGATAGTAGCAGCATCCATACCTGCACCACGTTCGCCTTCTTTTTCTTCTTTCTTCTGACCGCCTACGCCATATTCTGCGCCTTCTTCATCTTCGGCTTCGCCATCAGGTTTTTCTGTGTCGCCATCAGGTTTAGTTTCATCTTCATCAGCTACAGCTTCTTCACCTGTTGAACCGAAAGATTGACCCGTTAATTCTTGAATTTTTGCCAATTTTGGCATGACTTCTTCAAGGAATTTGTGAACTTCCTCTAGGGTCATAGTAGGCTTCTCGCTACCTACTTCTTTGTTTTCTTCAGCCATGTTAAAAAGCTCCTTATTATCTACTGTAAAAGTGAAATGGTCTAATACTGCTACATCAGAACCCATGCGTCCTTGTTCGACTAGGGCTAGATGATTGCCTCTGATTTCTCGTTGCACATAGTCATAAGCTACACCGTCATAAGTACCAGGTGCGTATTCGTATCTGCAACGATAACCGCAGGACAATTCTTTTTTACCGTTAGCGATAAGATTACTCATCGCTTCGGAAAATACTTTGATGTTACCTTTAAGATATTCACCGTCAAAGTAAACATCCTCACCAATAACACCTTGAATACCTTTTGCTTCAGCAGGAGTTAAACCTTCATCTTCGCTGCCAAGCATAACGTGATTATCAATCCAGGGGAGCAACTTGAATGAGTTAATACACTCCTCAGTTGATAGTTCTTCTGCTGGACGATATACGTTATAAATTTTATCTTTTTCACATTCAGGTGAAATTGAACCGCCTGAATATTGGAAAATACCCATTTTAGATAATGGATTATCTTTTACTTCAAACCAACCGTTTGTATCGTATTCACGTTTATCCATTGCTGAAGCGTTCGCCTCAGCTTTTTCGGCAATTTCTTCTTCTTCCCCGTCAATTTTGTGAAACAGGGGATAAGGTGCATCTTCAATCGTTGCCCAAACAAATTCGCTGTGTTCGTCATTTAATTCAGGTTTAAATTCACCATCGTTACATCCAAACAAACGAACCTTGCCTTCTTCATAAATTAATTGCAGTCCAGTTTCAGGAACGTGCATTGTTTCTTCACGAGATTCACGAATAGCACTTTCAATAGCTGATTCGCCTTCTTCAACGTGACCGCCAGGAAAGCCCCAAGAATCATCTTTGGTACGTTTTAACCAAAGGATTTTGTCATTATCTGTATAAACAATAAACGCAACAATTTTAGAATCAGGTTCTTCTTTTAAATCACGCTTATGTGACTCATGTTCTGTTTCGGTTTCTTCTTCATCAACCGCAGCGCATTTTCGAGCATTTTGATAAGAAGCTGCAATAGATTGATTAAGCGGATGACCAGCTTTAATCATCTCACGGATATTCTCTTGAATAACCTCTTTTGAACAACCTGATTTTAACGGCATTAGATTACCCTACCTGTTTGGAACGGAATGTTAGTGACATTTAAAATAACAGTGCCTTCTCTAGTATTGCCTTCATTAGTAACAAATAAAGGGCGAATCGTATAGAACTGATTTGTCGCACCTGAAGGAACTGTACCTCCTGAGATTTGAACTGATATTACTTTACCGATTTCTGCTATCACCCCATCAGGAAAAGTTACTGGAACACTATTAATTGCTGGACTTGCAAAAGTTAAACCTGTTTGGTCTGACGTAATAGAAGTAATGGACGTAATAATTTCATTTGTGTCTAAGATATGGGTACAGTCAATATCGTACCAAATAACTTCTGTCGTTCTTTTTTCTAAAATGTAATTATTCATTTACAGTCCAATAATCCTGTCTAGGTGATACAGTCCAATAATTATTTCTTTGTTCTACATTCCAATTTGTTGCTCTTGGATTTAATGCCCAATAATCTAAACGTTTTTCTATTTCCCAATAATCTGCTCTTGGCGAAACGTGCCAAACTTTATCCGACAAATTAAAGATAGGAGCGCAAGTATAAATATCTACTGCGTTACCTTGTTCTACGACTGTAACTATGACATAAGTAGTTTCATTAGTAAAATCTTGAGCAACAGCTTTTTCCGTAACAGAAACGGCTGCTAAAATTAATGCCGATTGTAAATCTTGTGCATTTGCAATTTCAGCAACAAATACTGGTGCAATAATACCGCTATTTGTAACATCTTGAGCATTAGCAGATTCAGCCACTGCAACATAAGCAGACATTTGCTCAGAAACTGCATCTGAAGCTAATCCTGATTCAACAATAGAAACAAATGCAGATGCTAATGCCGATTGTGTGCTTTGAGCATTTCCAGTTTCGTTAATAACTAAATAAGCAGTTATAAATTGAGATACTGTATCTTGTGCATTTGCAGCTTCTGTTATAAAAGCCTGTGCAATCATATTTTCAGATTGTGTAGATTGTGCGTTACCAGCTTCACTAATAGTCACGCCAGCAGACATAGTTTCTGATTGTGTATCAGTTGCATTTCCAGCTTCTGATATTGTTACTGCGTCTACCGCATTTTCTGACTGTGTTGCAACTGCATTTCCTGCTTCTGTCACATTAACAGGAGCAGACATTGCTTCTAAATTTGTATCTAGCGCATTTCCTGTTTCATTAACAGTTGCGCTTGCTCTCATGCTTTCTGATTGAGAGTCTTGAGCATTTCCAGCTTCATTTACAGTTATTGGAGCAGACATGACTTCTGAGTTCACATCTGCTGCATTTCCTGTTTCAGATACTGTTACAGGTGCAGCCAAACTTTCGGATTGCGTGTCACTTGCGTTTCCTGCTTCAGTTATTGTTACTGAAGCAGACATATTTTCGGAAGTAGTATCGGTTGCATTACCACTTTCGGAAATTGTCACTCCAGCCGTCATATTTTCAGACTGTGCATCTTGAGCATTAGCAGTTTCAGAAACAGCAGGATTTGCAACCATCGTTTCTGATTGTGTTGCTTGAGCATTACCAGTTTCTGTGACAGTTACTGGAGCAGCCATCGTTTCTGATTGAGAATCGACTGCATTACCTGATTCAGAAATAATTACAGGAGCGTTCATTGCTTCAGATTGATTATCTAAAGCATTGCCTGTTTCTGTTACGGCTACGCCAGCAGACATAGACTCAGACTGAGTATCTTGAGCATTTCCATTTTCAGAAATAGAAACACTTGCAGACATTGTTTCTGATTGTGTTGCTTGAGCATTGCCAACTTCTGTGACAGATACTGGAGCAGCCATCGTTTCTGATTGAGAATCAATTGCGCTACCAGCTTCTGTGACAGAAACTGGAGCTGACATTGATTCTGATTGTGTATCGACTGCGCTACCAGCTTCCGAAACAGTTACACTAGCAGACATTGTTTCTGATTGACTATCTTGAGCATTGCCAGCTTCTGTAATTGAAACAGCGTCAACAGAATTTTCGCTAATAGTATCTTGTGCGTTACCGCTTTCAGATATAGCAACTGAAGCCTTCATTGATTCAGATTGACTATCAACTGCATTTCCTGTTTCCGTTATGGTTACAGGCGCAGTCATCAATTCTGATTGTGTATCTACTGCATTTCCAACTTCATTTACATTAACTGCATCTACTGCATTTTCTGATACAGAATCTACAGCATTACCCGCTTCAGTTATTGCATTTGCATAAACTAATATTAAGTTTCCTGCAATTGCATTGCTTGAAAACGGGTAATTTCCAAACATTATTTACTCATTAAGCAGCAGGTGTGCTTGTATCTTCAACAGTTGTTTCGGCAGGAGCTTCAGTTGGATTAAGAGCATTATAAGCAGCTTCAACTGCTTGCAATTGAGCAACAGAAGATTGTTGTAATGCAATTAATAAATTAGCTGTTTCACCTGAAGGCTTGCTACTAACATATTGCAATAGTGCATAAACTAAACCAGCAGGAAGTGAAACTGGCTGGTCGGTAAAAATTTCATTTGGATTCATTTAAAACTCCTTAATTTATAAAGTTAATAACCTAAATAGATTACAAGTCCGATTATACCACCTAAAGATGTAGCTACCCAATCCCATACGTCAGGCGTGTGCTTGTCTTGATGGAAGTAATCATAGACCTCTTTTAAAAAGCCTACACTAATAGCTAATAAAAGCCCGTAGCCAAACAATTGACCTATAGCGAATAGGATAACACCACCAAGAGTATGAGCTACTTTATCTACAGGAATTGCATTTAGAAATGCTAGTATTTTTTCAATCATTTTGATTCCCAAGGTAATGGTGGTGTTACAACAGGTGGATTAGCCAAATTAGCTACTTGCTGTGTCACAGCTTCTTCAGCAGCCGTTTTATCTACACCAGACTCCCACACCCAGCCTAATACTTGCTCTTGAGTCAAGTTAGCATAAGGTGTGAAGTCAGGGTCGCCTGCTTGTGGTGGTGTTAATGTTGCTGTGTTGTAGATGTTAGATGTGTAAGTGCCATCTGTGCCTTCTAAATTCCAGCCCACTGTCAATACGACTTCACTAAAGCCGTTGATTTCTTGGGTTGAAGTTTGCATCCATTGGATAGTCCATGTAGTTGTTGTTGCCATTATTTTGCTCCTTGTAAGGCTTTGATTTGTTCTGCTTGTGTGTCTACGATGGCTTTGAGTTCTTGAATAGCTGCTGTTAATGTAGCTACTAGGAATGATGTATCAATACCTTGTGGTTTAATTGAACCATCTTCATTTACAGCATCTTTTTCGCCACTTACGCAATCAGGTACTACTTCAGCTAATTCATGTGCAATAAAACCTTGACCATCAGAGCCATCTGCTTTCCATGTATAAGTAACTGGTTTAAGTTTAGCTACTGTATCTAATGCACCTGTCATTGGTGCAATATTTTCTTTTAGACGATAATCTGAAGATGTTACATACGCTACTGCGCTTGAAGTGTTAGTAATAGAACCAATTACACCACCATTGTAGCTAAATTGTTGCATTGTTCCAGAACCAAGTGTTCCAATTTTTGATACATCTAAAGCTGCAGAAGTGCTTGACCTTGCAATTGCTACAATACCTTGACCATAATTAGTAACACCAGCATTTGTATTTTCAGATGCTCCAATATTTGCTGTAGAACCTATATTCAAATTACCACTAGTATCAATACGCATACGTTCTGTAAATGCACCTGCTCCAGCTTCATTGCTGCCAAATGCCAAATATCCATCGGAGCTAATACCAGACCCATTAGCGAAAACGTAAGTGTGACCAGAGTTGTTAGCGTTATTTGTCCAAGTAAAAATTGGAGCGCCAGTCACACCTTGTCGATTAACAATTGTTTTTGCTACAAATCCACTTGCACTTGTAATCCCAACCAATAAATTTCCACTATTATCTAGTGTCATGGCTTGAGTGAAAGTGATAGCGTTACCTGCTGTGCCTGATGCGGAAATAAACCATTGATGTTGACCAGTAGAACTCATCGTATAATTTGTTGCTGGGTTTGATGTTAAGTATTTCCAGCCAGAATTATAATAGGCATTATTTAATAGATAAGAATACCCACTACCATCATTTAATAAAGATGATGTGCTTCCTACTTGAATTGCTTTTCCTAAACTCCAAGCACTAGGAGTTACACCAAGACCTAGATTGCCTGATGCGTCTAGGCGCATACGCTCTGCATTGTTAGTTCTAAATGTTAAAAATTTACTTGTACCATCGTAATCCATGCCAGCTTCATAAGCATTTGCTGAAGTTGAAACATAATATCCAGAAACAGTATTTCCAGTTGTAGCAACACCAGCAGAATATGATGCGCCTGAACTTCCATCTACTCTAATATATTGATTTGAACCCCAACTAGCACCTGTTGATGTGCCACTTAATACTTGTAATTTTGTGCCAGGACTAGCAGTACCAATACCCAAATTACCATTGCTTAACAACGTCATTAAACTCGTAGAACCTACACCACCATTGTACCAAGTAAATCCGTCAGCAGTGCCTACAGAAAAACGACCATTGCCAGTGACATAATCCATGACAATTCCGTCTGTAAATGTGCCTTGAAACGAACTTGGCGCATAGATTAAATCTTGTGTGACTACTTTTGTAGCAGGATAATCTACCCAAACGTTTTGAGTACCGCTTGTAAATGCAACTAAGGAACCGCCATTTGATGAAGCTAATACAGTAGTACGAGCAAGCGTAATACCGCCTGAACCGATTGTACCAATACCTACTTCCCAGTTAGTGCCATATTGGTCAGCAATAACGTAGTAACAAGTATTATTTGCACCAATAGATGATGAGAAAGATTTATAGCCTGTAACAGCACCTAAAAGATTAACCGTACCCGTTCCTGGTGAAACGCAGGTTTCCTGAACTCTATCAGCGACAACAAATGACATGATGTATTCCTAAATAATTAAGCTAATTGTGATTGTGCGAAATAACGAGATTGTTCGTTACCATCAGCATCAGTAAAATTAACTAAAACTAAAACTTCGCCTGTTTCTTGGTCTAATGAAAAACCACCAACTGTACCCTCAATTGGAGCTGGCAAAACTTGAGTAACTGTTTGACCTTTAGTAAACATATTAATTCCTTATAGTGATAGGCTGTAAGTAACTTGAACAACGTTACCTGAATTGACAGGTTGGTCACCGCCAGTAAATAAACCAGCAGAAAGCAATGTGCCTGAAGTATTTAAAATAGTTGTCACTGCGCCAGTACCGTAAACAATAAATGCGCCTTTTAATGTACCTGCGCCAGTCATTGTAAATGAAACAGCAGAACTTGTAGAAATAGCACCAGCAGAAGCAGTGCCAAAGCTAGGAGCAATACGAGCAGCAAATGTAGGAGCGTTAGTAGTACCAGCTTCAGTCCAACCACCATGAGAAGCCATTGTATCGCCAGCAGCAGGACCAGTAGTATAAGATATAGATGAAATCATACCCATATATGGACCAACAACAGTGTAGCCTGAGCCAGTTAATGCTGTTTGAAGCATTAAGTTTTTACCTACAGTTGCTACTACGTTATGAACTGTATCTTCCCAAAGCAATGGACCACCTTCGTATTCAAAACATTTGAAAGTGTAAACACCTTCGGCTTGGCAAGATTCACCCATACCAGCTAAAGAGCTGATAGAAGCGTTTGCTGATTCAACAGCGTTTAATTTATCTTTCATGTTTAATCCTCTAAATCGAAATTAATGACAGGCTTACAAATACAACGACAATTTGGTAAATCACCAGGAAGTCCATGAACATCCTCGCCATACATTACACCAATAAACGGAGGGTCATCGAAAGAATACTCGTTCCCACTCATTCGCTTGTGCAATTCACGAGGCTCTTTGCCACCACCTGAATGAATCCAAATGAACTTTTTAACACCCAAAGTCTTTAGTCTAGTTGTATTAATAGACTGATAAGCCTTACGAGTTTGGTCTAAAGCAACAAGCCTTGCGTGTCTTACGTTGCCTTTATATTTCTTCGTTAGGAAAGGAACTAAATCTTCCATCCCTTTGCCTGTTGTAATGGAGCGCATTACCTGACCTTGCACTTCATTCAAGAACTTATAAGGTATAATTTTAATCAAGTTTGCAGCCTCTAATGTGCTTGCCTTGATGACCTCTTGTAATTGTTCATTTGAAAATGAAGTATCTATGCTTAAATCAGGTAATGCTTCTTTTAACGAGTTACGCAAAGTAATCGTTGAGTTCTTTATGGTGCGCTGAATCATACGCTCAGTAGCACTCTTGGCAATCTCATCAAAGCGAGGCTGCCATTTTCTTAATAGCCAATTAAGCAACATACGGGATTGACTTACCAATGAAGCATCCATTGCTTGTCCGTAATGGTTCTCTTTGAAAGTCTTTTTCAACTCTCTTTGAACGTCACGAAACATCAATCCTAGTTCATTGACAATAGGCTTTGCATAATCGGTTGAGATACCAGCGTTAGGACGCAGCGCACCAGCAACGATATTACTTTTCTTCGTTGACCGCATCCATATCCCTTTTCAATAAGAACAACTCCCATACCGCAGGGTGCATCCTGTTTTTGCCTTTTTCATAATCTGACCAGCGAGCTTGAGTAGTATATATCAAGGATGCTGCTTTTGATTGAGAAAGACTGCCTCTACCGACAATAATTTCATCAGGATTTGGAACATAACCTTTTGCACCACGACTGCGTATATTCATATCAATTTCCTTTATACTTAATAAAGTGTTTATTATTACTCTTATTTAGTATAAAATCAACTATTATTACTTCAATGTATGGAGTAAAATATAAATGCAACCCTAACTTAAAGGATATATATGAAAATTGGTGACTATGAATTAAGTTCTAGCACGTTGTTTTATAAAACGGGCGATGATGAATTACCTATTACAATTAATGCAGGTGGTGATATTCCATTAACCGCTATTTGGATTGACGGAAAACCTAAAGCCTACACACTCCCCGAAAATGGATTTATGTTATCTTCCAACTTCGAGGAATTTCAAGCCTTGCTCATTTCTGAGTAAGCTGCATCGTATAATTTTTTGGAGTCTGCATTAAGTTTAGTAACTTTATTAAATTCAGCTTTAGTTAATGAACGTTTCTCTTTTAATGCAGTTCCTTCAATCTTTCTAATTTGCTCGTATAGTTCGTGACCTTTGCCATATTTAATATCAAGCATTGGTTTCATGTTTACTTGAACTTCCATATACGAACCTTTTACTTCAAATACCATGTTTACATCACGATAGCCTGAAGGTGATGGAGCATCAGGATTCAAAGTATTTTTAAGTTTAATTGGCTCACCGTATTTGGCTTTAATTAAATCAATTGCTTTGCTTGTATCTTTTAATGATTTAATAGAGATTGTAGTTCTCAACAAATCTTTAAGTTTTGTTACATCGCCTTCGTAATCATTCAATACTTTTTCAACTGCTCTTTCAGAACCTTTAATACCAACTACCGCAGCTTCACCGCCTAATTCTTTTGCAATACTAGCATTGGTAGAATCAAAGAAATCTTTATTAGCAGCAGCTTTTTCGTAAATTTCTTTGAGTTGCTTTTGGCTTTCAGAAGAAAGTTGTTTTAAATGACTAGGGTTAAATGATTTTTCTAAATGTTTATTTTTTTTTTGAGCTGTTAAATGTGTAGGAACTTTGTTAGCCATTGCTTTAGCACTAGCTGGCTGTGAAATCTCAGCCGTTGCTTTGCCAGCATTAGGAGCAATACTTGCAGCCCCACCAGCTCCACTACCGAATTGTCCGTTCTCTGCTCTAGGGTGGTCACTTTCTACCCAAGCATCTTCGGCTTTTAAATAGTCTTTTTCGGCTAGTTCTTCACCTTCAGGTGATTCTTCTTCCATGATGCCGATTTCATTGTAGCCACTGGTCTTGTCAGTCGCTACACGTTGACGTTCTTCTTCGCTAGAGATTGCGCCTACTTCAATCAATGCTGCACCGACTTGTGCTTTAGCAAGGTTAGTTCTTGCCAATTCTTCAGCAGTTGGAGTATCAAGTGGAAGCCAGTTCAATGTTGTTTCAAGATTCATCTTCTTCTTGAGCTGTGGCTCTACAAATGACTTGATAACTAATTGATGATGACGCTCTGCCAATGGAGTAAGGTCATGCGTTTGAATTGACTCTAGCAATTCATGGTATGACGCTTCTTCGTATTCGCCTGTAGAGTTAAAGCCTTTTGGAGTTGTACCGATTAACTTAGTAGCGGGTACGCCAGCGATGGCAGCAACCAATTGGTACTGAGTCATAATCAATTGGTCAAAGTCAGCAAGAGAAGTATCGAATTGTGAAAACTCGTCACCTTCTTTATCGCCTAGCTTGATACCATAGTTATCACGCATCTGCGCCCAATAGTTCAAACGACCAATAGCTTGCTCTGTGTTTGACATTGCAGCTTCCATGTCAGTCAACCAAACAGTTGTACGTTTAGACATGGCTAATTGTGGAGCTTCGTTAGCTACACGTTCGGCAGCATAAACACGTTCCATGATTTGTTGAGTAAGTGGAACACCACCATAAATGTATTGAGGCTTCAATACGTCCACAGGTTCCGCATGACGGAATATGATTAAATGTGAACGATGAACTTTCTTACCGTTGATTATCCACCAAGTAGGCTCGTAGAAATGTAGAGTATCAGGCTGACTAGCAGCAGCTCCATCCAACATAGGGGCGCACCAATACGGGTCAACTTGCACAATCCCTTTATAACTATTAGCAGTGACACCATCAATATTAAAAGGCTTTTCATAGTATTCAGAGTCTGTTGATTGAACTTTGAACATTGCAACACGAACGCCAAAGATACGACCCTTGCGAATGAACTCTCTCATGTTCCATGTGAGGCGCATTGAACGGTCATAAGCCTTGATAATCTTTACAGCTTCTTCGTCTAGTTCGTCACCATCAATAGATACTACGTTGTAGCCTTTACGGATTGCGTCATCACCAGGCATTGCACAGGCTTTGTTGACTAGCCAATTCTGAGCCAAGATACCGCAAAGCTGTGCGCCAATGAAGCCTTGAGAAGAATACCAATAGATTACAGCGTCAGATACAGAGTTATTGCCAGCATCATACATCTTGAATGATGGAACGCCATTTGAGCTGTCATCCATCGCCATGCTAGTAACAGCAGGGTCAAAAATAGGTTGCTGTGCTTGTAATGCAGCGAATTTGTTAGCTACATAATCTTTAATGTTAGTTGAGCTTTCAATGTCACCAGCGTGAGTGCCGAATAGACTTTTACGAGCGATAGCCTTAGGCGCATCTTCCGCCTTTTTGACTTCTTCTTTCTCGCCTCTAAACCAATCTAAAATTGACATTAATAATCCTCTATCCAAAGAAACTTCGTCTTGGTACCATTACTTCGCTAAATGCTCTCGACAACGCATCAATTTGGTCATCGTTAGAACCGTTTGGGAACATTCGCATCTCATTAATGAGTGAAGCGTTCCATTCGCCCCTGAGCATCATAACATTACCGATATTTACTTGTGAGCCTAAAGGTTCAGCTCTAGTAATCTTATCACCGCTTTCAGGTGAGCTTTTCACATTATATCCAGCTAACTCTCTAGTCAGGTATATGACTTGCGTCTTACCAGCTTGACCAGGGTCTTGTGGTATTGAAATCTTTACGCTGCGTCCATCTAATGAAGCAGTGTTTCTAATAGCAGCATCTCGTTTGTCAGGACCATCACGCAGCCGAACCATATCAGCAATAACGAAACGACCATCGGGTAATCTGCCAATCTTACCGCCAGCAGTCCAGTCACCATCAACTGTTGAAGCTAAGTCCCAACCTCTACACCATTTAATTTCGCCAGCAGGTAAATCATCAATGACCGCTATTTGGTCAGGCTTGAAGATACCGCCTTCTGCTGGTGCTGGTCTTTGCATATATTGACCTGCAAAGTTATAAGGGCTGGCTTGTTCCATGCGCCTTAATTCTTCTATTGGGTGTTTAGCTTCCCATAAAGCTGTTCCATCTTCCTGAATGACAGGTAGACAGATATGTTCCCATTCTTCACCGTTGCCACCGTTAAGCAGCCATCCTGATAAGTCATCTTCATGCAGTCTTTGCATGATAAGGATAATTGGTGTTTCGGGACTGTTCTTCCGACTTTCTAGCGTATTCTGAAACCACTCAATGACATTCTGACGCATAACGTCTGAACGAGCTTCGTCAGCTTTGTGAGGGTCATCAATAATAATGGCACCACCAAAACCAGTCCTATGCTTACCAGCACCGTAACCAGTAATTGCACCACCTGCACCGACAGCGTAAACAATGCCACCGTCTTTTGTACGCCACTCGTCCCTTGCTTTGCTATCATCTTTTAATCCAAAGTTAGGAAAAGATTCCAAGAAGGCTGGATGCTGCACAAGCTCTCTAGTCTGCCAAGCATTGTTGGCTGCTAGTCTTGCGCTGTATGAAGTGTGAATGAACTCAGCATCGGGTACTCTACCCAAAGCCCAAGACATAAAGTTAATAACCGCAATCTCAGTTTTACTGTATCGAGGCGGAATATTAATAATTAATCGTTTTGTTTCACCGTAGAATACTTTCTCTAACGCTTCGCAAAGTATTTTGTGGTGAGGTGAGCGCAGCCATTGATACCCACGCCTATTTAAAAACATCCATCTACAAAAGTAGTAAAAGTCTGTGGACGCTCTAAGAGATAATGCTGCTCGTTGTTTTTCAGTAAGCTCTAACATTAAACCAAGTCATTTAGTTCAGCGTTAATCTGTGCGTACTCTTGCAAGCTCATCATGTTTTGTGATGATGGCGCATTGTTTTGTATGTTCACTTGAGTTTCAGGCTGCTTGCCTAGAACTGTTTCTCGACCTTTAGCAATCGCTTCTTGAGCAATCTTATGCTCTACGATGGATGTACCTTCGTTTATCTTTGATTCCATCATTCGCAAGTTATTGATAGTTGCGTTGGTGAAGAATTGAATATGCTTTGTACGTTCTTCGACTATCTCATTGACAGCGTGAACAGAGCGTTCATCTAGCTGGCTAAGTTCTTGTTTTGCTTCAACAAGTTTGTTCACCAGTTGTTCATGCTCTTTATCTAAGCCTTTAGTGTGCTTATTGATAGCACCTACGCTTAATTTGTATTTGTACGCAAGGTCACGTTGAGTAAAATTACCCGTTTTCCAATCGGCTACGATTGAAGCTATTGTGTCTTGAGTGAGAATCTTTGAGGATGCCATGTTAGGCGTTTTGTATAGGCGTGACTTCGCCCACCGTTAAGTTATCATATCCACAGGATATGTCAATAGTTTGATTAAAATATTTATCCATGATTTCTACGCCATAAAGTAATTTTATTTGGTGTAGTGCGTAACGTTACAGCTAACAGCAATCCAGTTGCAACACCTAGCAAGTAAGCTGGTGAATAGCATAGTATGTAATCTTTAAGTGTTACTAGCATTCTTTTCCTTTAATGCTTGTTCAATAGTACGGGCAAAATCTTCTAAGTCAAATAAAGTATCTGTATCATTTACAATATACGCTATCTCATCATCCGTTAATTCTTGCCACTTTGGTGGATGTTCGCATCTATGGTGCATATCACATCTCCACATACCATACTGGCATTTGTCTACTTGCCATTGATGAGGGTGGGTGTAGAGTGGCACATCATCAGGTTCAGGCTTTAATCCTAAATTTGTTTTCCAATTCTTAATTCCATCAGCCTTGTGCGCTTTTATGTAAAGCACTTCAACTTCTTTAATCCAAGCCACAGGTTCTTGCGCTGGTTGTTCACGATTAAAATAAACTTCTTCACCATCAATGTTTAATGTGCAAGTAGAACCATCAAGTGCGTATGACACTAATCTTGGTTC